CACATTTGACGAAGGCCTTCATGGGTGTTGAATCCTTTCTCGGGCATCGCAGAACAGCGTGAACCCTTTGGCCCACACATCCCGCCCGAAGCCTACCATGGCGTCGTTGTCGATGATGCGGCACTTTCGCGCCACCTCACCGCGCATCACGATACAGGAACCCGTTGAATCGCACGGTGTTGGCCGCTTGAAATCGAGCTCCCCATGATAGGGTTTGAAAGGACCGAACCGATGTCCGCTCTTGCGGAATGCCCAGATGTCGTAGAACGCGTCGCCCGCGAAGACCAGCGGAGAGATCGCGTCGATTTGCCGCTCGGACTCTCCGCACGGTGTGAGGGTGCCGAGTTGGTCGATCAGTCGGATGATCGGCTCCGGACGCCAGACCAAATCCGACTCGATGTAAACCAGCACGTCGTCTTCTTCGCGCACCGTTTCAAGGATGCCGTTACCGACGTAGCTGAGTGCGGTCATGCGCTCCGGTTCCTCGGTCGAGCCGAAGACCCGCTTGCCATGGTTGCGTGTCACGATGCGGACTGACAGCGTCAAATACTCGGCCCATCGCATGAGCGCGAACTGCGTGTCGTCCGTGCTGTCTCCCTCGACAGCAATCACATGCAGCACGTCTCCACGCTCCCGCAACTGATCCCGCAGTTCGTTGACCTGCCGGAAGTAACGGTCGCAGTGAAAGCCCGCGCTATTGCGGAAGGCAGAGCCGATCGCGACTCTCACTTCTTGACCTCCCGCTTGAACATGAACTTTGCCGGGACGCCACCCCAGACTTCCCACGCAGGAATGTCTCGGGTTGCCACGCCACCGGCCGCGAGCACGGCTCCCTCGTGCAGCGTGACGCCGGGCAGGACGGTGCTGTTCACGAGGACCACGCTGTAGGGCATCAGCTTGGTGATCTTCTTCGAGATGTCCATGAGCCCTTGCGGTGCGGACGCCGACATGGACAAGGCGTCGAGTTGATTGGAGCCACTGATCAACTTCGCGCCTGACGCCACGGCCGCGAAGTCCATGATCAACAGCGTGCCTCCGCCGATGTTGAGATGTGCGAAGGATGCCACGTGCACGTAGCGTCCTATGACAACGCCTTCGCCTCCCTCGATCTTGACGAAGCTGTCGATGCGCGCCTTCGGAAAGATGTGCACCTGTTCGGGCTTCGTCACGATGATCGGCTCGTAGAAATCGTAGTCGCGCTCCGGCCGCTTGACGGAGTCCGTCAACGTCACCGGGGTGTGCGCCACTTTCAGGAGCTCGTCCATGTTGTCCTGATCCGCGTAGAACTGGACCAGGTTCCGCATGTGCTCTTCTGCCGTGGCAGAGTAGTTGGGTTCCGCAGTCATCGCCTTCTCCTTAACGTCCAATTGCTTTGAGCACGTGACCGCTGATGTAGTGGACATCATCAACAGTCATCCCGGCGTGGGTCGGGAGATTGATTCCACGAGCGGTGATCGCGTCCGCAATCGGATACGCTTCATCGTTCGCATACATCGGCATGCGGTGTGCTCCGATAAACGCAGGCCGGGTTTCGATGTTCGCTTCCGCGAGCGAGGACATGACCTCGTCGCGCGCGAGCGCGGGAACAAGAATGGTGGTCATCCAACCTGACGGTTCGACGTAATCCATCGAACGTTGGAAGGTGATCTCTGGAGCGTGATTGAGCAGCGCGCGATACGCGATGTCAACCGCTTGCCGCTTCTCCACATGCCACCGAAGCTTCTCCGTCTGTGCGAGACCGAGAGCCGCGGCCATGTTGGTCATGCGGTAGTTGTAGCCGATCACGGTGTGGTAGTAACGTCGCGTCGGGCTCTGCCCCTGTCCGCGATACAACCGCAGCTTCTCCAGCATGCCGTGATGATTGGTGAGGACCATCCCGCCTTCGCCGGTCGTGATGATCTTGTTGCCGTAGAACGAGAACACACTCGCGCTCGCGAGCGAGCCCGCGGGACGCCCGCGGTAATGCGCGCCATGCGCTTCGGCCGCGTCCTCGACCACCCACAACCCGCGGTGGTGCGCGATCTGGTTGATGATGTCCATCTCCGCGAGATGGCCGTAGAGATGCACCGGGAGGATGCCGACGGTCTTGGGTGTGAGCCGCTTGTGGATCTCGTCAAGCGAGATGCACCACGTCTCCGGGTCCACATCGCAGAGCACCGGCGTTGCCCCACAGTAGGCAACCGCGTTGGCCGTCGCAATGTAGGTGAGCGTGGGCACGAGCACTTCGTCGCCGGGCTTGACGCCCAGTGCGAGCATCGCAAGATGGAGTGCAACCGTGCCATTGGCACAAGCCACACCGTGGTTCATGCCGCATGCGTGTGAGAACATCTGCTCGAACGCTTCGACATACCGTCCCTGCGTGAGTTCGTTCGAGCGTAGACATTCCGTCACGTAGGCGAGTTCGTTGCCTACGAGTTGCGGCTCTGCAACGTGATATCGTTTCGTCATCATGTCTCTCTCGTGGGGAAAGAGCCGTGGGTGAACGGGAGTCCACGCAACCGGAGAAGGCATCGGACCGATCACGCCCCACCGGACTCCCGCTCACCACACGTTGTTGTGCCTAGCCGTTTGTCGCGGCAGGCAGTTCGTCACCGCCACCGAGTGCCCAGATGCCGCACAGCTGCAGCGTGTCCACGCCGGAAGCTGAGAGCGTCGGAGTGATGGTCGGTCGCAGGAACTGGTTGGCTCCCATCAGATCCACGTCCACCTCGATGACTCCCTCGACCGCGGAGCCGTCGTCGTTGGCCGTGATCGTCGAGGAACCCGAGGACGGGTGCTGCGACGGGGTGCTCTGATCGACGTTGGCGTAGGTGCCACCCGTCGCATCGCTGTCGCGGATCGCCCACGACACGATCGCCGAGTTGCCGCTCGCACCGGTGAACTTGTAGCCCAGCTGCAGCTTGCCGCTGAGATGCAGGTTCCGGACGCCGAGCCGATCGAAGACGTTGCCGTTCACCGGGGTGCCACTCCCACCGACGCCCGCGCCAACGGTCGTGTTGTCCAGCGCAAGCTTCGACGTGATGTAGGCACCAATGTTGTTGCTCATTGGGTTCATGATCGTTGTGACTCCTGTCGAAAAAGGTTTACGAACCGAGTCGTATGCGTCGTGCGCGTTCGGTGCCTACGCTTACGCGCCAGTCGGGGTCCAGGTCACGCCGGTGAGAATCGCGATCGACAGGTCGTAGCGTGCCTGGATGTCGTGCTCCATCAGCACGCGGAGCAGCGTCTGGTCCTGCGAGAACGCGCTCTTCAGCTGCCCGTCGGTCGGATCGATGTAGGACGCTTCGGTGGACATCGCGACTTCCACCGCGAGCGTCTGGCCGATCACGATGTCGTCGAAGTCCACGAGGTAGACTTCCGAATCGGAACCGGAGCCGAGGTTGCGCGGGATCTGCGTCGTGGTCTTGAACGGGTAGCCCCACAGACGCCCGGTCAGCATCTCCGCGCGGAACGCGTAGTTGCCGTTGCCGTCGCGCACCGTCATGAGATACTGCTTGGTGCGCGGTGCGAGCATGAAGCCGGGGTTCGAGAAGGCGACGTTCGCCTCTTCGAGCGCGAGCACCAGCTGGCCGAGATCGAACGTCACGTTCGCGAGGTTGACGGTCCCGTTCGCGGCGATGATGTTCGCTGCGGCTGCGAGATAGCGCAACCCCTTCGGCGTGAACTCCGACCCGGCCGAACGGATGAAGGTCACGTCCTCCTTCAGCGACGCCGAACGCAGTGCGTCGTTGCGGACGATCGTGTTCACCTTCGGTCCGCCACGGCGGATCAGGTCGTTCGAGATCGGCACGAGGACCGCCAGCTTGCGCGCGGTCAGTCGCTTCATGCCGAAGTCCTGCTGGCTCGCGGTGGCGTCCCGGTTCTCACCGATGTAGTAGGCGGTCGAGCCCGCGGTGAGCTTGCTGATCTGCATGGCACCGCTGTCCATGTTGATCGTCGGCGTGCCGAACGACCGCACGATCGCGCGCGGGGTCAGCAGGTCGATGAAGTCCTCGCTCTGCTCCGGCGCGATGAGGAACCCGCCACCCGCACCGGTGGACGCTTCCAGCGCCTTCACGACCTGCTCGTTCAGCGACTTGTCTTCGTCGTTGCGGCTCTTGGACACGATGCCCTTCGCGTGCACGACGGCCTTCTCCAGATCGCAGCGCGACGCTGCCAAGCTGGAGAGGATGCCACCGAAGACGAGACCCTTGTTCTTGGCCAGCGCTTCGGGCGTCATGACAGCCCGGCCGACGGCATGCGGCACGCCACCGCTCTTCAGCCCGTCGATCCAGTTGCCGTAGTCGGTGACCCGCTTGTTGAGCGGTTCGAGAGCCGCGGCCACAACGGGTCCGCAGATCTCCTTGATGTGATTCGCCAGCTGCTCTGGCGTCCACGCCTTGTTCTTCGTCGTTTCACTCATGGTCTCTTTCTCTCCTGTCGAAAATGGTTGTTGGTCGTGCTCTTCCTAATGCCGAACGAACTGGCCGTCAATCCACCCGGCCGGTCAGCCGGTTGATCTCCGCGATGGCGACATCCCTCACGGCCGCTGTGATGACGGCCACAGGATCGACCCCGTCCGGGAACACGATGAGTCCCTCGGTGTCGGCGTCCTTCTCCTGAGTGTCCTCCGGCGATGCCGTGACCATGAGCACGCCGGACGCGTCCTTCCCGTCCTCCTCCTCACCGTCCCCCGCAGGCTCTTCCATCGGGCACTGCGCGAGGACTTCGTTGATGCGGGACATGCACGTCGTCATGTCACCGAGAGCGGACCGAAGCCGCTCTTCGTTTGCTGCTGAGAGCACACGCCCGGCCTTCACAACGGCCTTTCTCTGGGTGAGATAGTCCGTGAGTGCCTTGGTTGCCGTGACCGTGGACGCGACGATGACCTCGGCATTGCCGCAGGTCTTCGCTTCCTCCTCGGTTGCGTGCTCATGTCCGTCCGCGCACGTCCACCGCTCGACCTTCTTGATGACCGACTCGGTGGAGGGAGCGGTCTTCTTGTCGGCCGGAGTTGGAGCGGGCGGATCTTCCTTCGCGGGTCCGCTCATCTTCATGCCTCCGATTTCGATAATCAACGCACGGCCGTCAGTCGTGGACAGATTGCGGAGCACCTCCAACTGATGCCGTGCGTCATCAGTGGTGGGATGCTCGTCGAGTGCGCGCTCGGCCCATGCCTTCAGGAGATCCGTCTTGAGTCCTTTCGAGCGCGCGACCGCGAGTGCATCTGGGTTGGCGGGAACCGGGACGCAGGAGTATTCCAACAACGACTGCCGCTTGAAGTTGATGCCATACTTCCGCGTCTCGTCGTAGTTGTATTCGATCGGCTGGAACCCGGCAGAGCAGGCGTGCATGTAGCCACCCTGATACAACCGGTAGATCTGGTAGCCGAACGGGTTCATGTCCTCCGGCGTGAACTCGCACATCGAGCGCAGCACGTCTCCGTCGAGGTAGATGTTGCGCGCGTTGCCGATCGGCGGAGACCAGTGGTCATGGACCCAGAGCACGACAGGGTTCTTCTTGTAGTCCGCGAGCTCCCAGCCCGCGGGATCGATGGTGTCGTTCTCGCGGTCCACGCGAGCCGTGCTCACGATGAACTCGATGAGCCGGGAGTTCTCCGCACCAACGGCCTTCACCTGCACAGGCATGGGCGCGAGGATGCAGAGGTTCGTGTTGTCGATCGCCTTGGGATCGGCAACGCTGCGCATCAATTCGCGCAGTTGGTTCTTACTCAGGTAACGCCGTTGTGTGTCACTCATGCTACGCTGCCTCCGCGAGCGCGGCCATGACCGCGGTTCGCTGTGTTCGAAATCCCTTCTTGAACTCCTTGCGAATGCTCTTCTCGAATGGTCCTCGTCGTTTGTCGAAGATCCGGAAGCGCATGAACCGAGATCCCCGCAACCGCTTATCGTTTATCACCGGCAGCACGCCACAGCGGCAGTTGATGTCTTCCTCCGGATCGCCGGTGTCGCCGGGGAACTGACAGGTCGCATCGCCCACTTCGAACTCCTCATCGATGCCAACCACCTGCCCGTCTGCCTCTGCATGGGTGTCGCGCACCACCCCATCCTGTGTCGCCAGCCACTCCTTCTCTTCCACGTTGACTTGCCGATACCCTTCCAGTGCCCCGAAGTTGGACGAGCGCGCTACCTCTGTGCGGGCGATGGTGACGGCTCGACTGCCTTCTGCGACATCGAAGACGTGCTCGATGTCTTGTGCGATCGTGTCGATCGAGGCACCGGAGTCAATGCCATTGACCAGAACGGTTTGCACACGCTCACGTGTCGTGCGATTGATATCGGTAATGCGCTCGGCTCCGAACCGACGCATGAACTCCCGCACCTTCGGGCTGTTGACATTGAAGGTTGCATCGCTGATCACCTCCTGCGCGGCTTTGTCTCCGAACGACACAACCGTGTTACGCACTGTCTTCGCGGCTCCCTTGAACGCCGTGCCTTTGATCTTCGACACGATGCCAGGAATCTTTGCTGCGGTGAGTGGCATCAGTCCTCAAGAAACGCTTCTGCGTCTGCTGGGACTGGAGCGACGGCCGGGGTTCCGGGAACGGCCGGTGGCGGCAGATCCGGCGGTGGCGGAGCCTCCTCCTCTTCCAGCGTCTCCACGAACGTTTCGTTGAATGGCACGAAGCGTCCACCGCCAACCTTCTTGTCGTCCTCGGACTTCTTGCCTCCCTGCTCACGCCACTCGTCCACGGTGAAGGCCGCAGGCTTCGCGGTCATGACCTTGAGTTCGTATTCGCGATCCTCCTGCACCGGACTCACGTAGTCCAGAATGAGCCGCTCATCGAACTGTTCAATCAGCTGTGTCTGGAGCATGACGCGCATGAACTCCAAGCGAGGGACCACGATGTAACGGCCCATCAGGTAGTCGGCCGCGTCGATGGTCGCGCGGTTCGAGTTCTCGATAATGCCGAAGATCTCGGGAGGCATGCCGTAGACGTGAATGAAAATGTCACGCTCGTCCTTGCGCAGCGTGCTGAGCTCCATGTCCTTGAAGTTCTGCGACAGGACATCGACGGTGATCTTGCGGTTGATGAAGTAAGGCTTGTTGAACCCGCTCGCGTTCGACAGCTTCGTCATCCAGTCTTCGGAGAGCCGCTTGACGTTGTCCATCGACAGCGACTCGCCATGGATGAGGATGTCCGGCCGAGCGCGATTGCGGAACCACGCCTTGAGATGCTTGGCCGCATACTCATCGGTCTCGAGCTCGTCGCCGAGCGCATGTCCGATGCCCGTCCCGCGGTCGTAAGGATCGGCCGGGTTGGGATGATACAACCAGATGAGATCCTGCTTCGGCACGTGCATCACGCCACCGGGTGCCACGATCAGGTAGAAGTTCCCTTCGTTCCGCGGGAGCTCGGTGACCCACGTCGGCGGGATCGGATAGAGTGCTGAGCCCGTCATGAGCCCGTTGCGCTCCACCAACATGCCACTCTCTCCTACGAGATCGAGGTGCTGCTGCAACACCTGCACACACACGACGCCGGGGAACTTGTCGTTACCGTGATCCAGCAGGTCGAGCGCGGGATGCTGCTCGATCTCGCGTAGACTGTCGGAACGACGGAGAGCCTTGTAAGTCATCTGACGCTTCTGGGGATTCATGCTCCGCGCAAGTGCACGGTAGCGTCTGGCCTTCGCCGGGGTCAGTGACTTGACGTTGGGCTTCTCCGTCGCCACGAACAGCTGCCAGTGTGCGCTAGCAACCATCCACGATGTCCGTCCCACGACGGCTCGCAGCCATGGCATCGTGTTATACGCTTGGAGGAGTTGATTCGATCCCATCCGCGGAGTGGAGACGATGTTGTTGAGCATCGTCGCCAGCACCGTGCCGGGGTTTGCGCCAACCGCACGCATCACCCATGCGGCTACGTTGTCTCGCCAGTTCATGAACGCATCCCCTTGTATTCGCACAGCAGTGTGTGGATGTTCTCGTCGTAGCGTCGATCGCCCACCACGAAGAACGCCAGCATCCCTGCCACGATGAGCACGTCATCGTAGCGCTCGATCCACGGACTGTGCTCGATGATCTCTTTCGAGAAGGCGTAGAGCCGTCGCGAACCCGGCGTGGGATCCGGATCAATGAGGCACTGCGAGTTATTGTCAAACACGACACGCCATCCTGGCCACGTAGTGACCACGGCGATCACCCGCACATGACGAGGAGGCAACACCTTGAGTTCAAGCATGGCCATGTGTCTATCCACGCGTGAGGTCGAAGAGCGGAAGGTTCGGATGCTCACGTCTGGCCGCGAGGAGCGCGTAGGCGTGCTTGCGGAACCCTTCGCCGGAGATGGAGACGATACAGTTATTGCTCGCGACCTTCCGCCAGCGGAACTCTTTCCTGCCATCGATGTAGACTTCGAGCCGGAGTCCTTTCGGTCGCTCAACGTCCTTCACCTGTGCTGGCATAATCAATATCCTCGTTCGAGCCGTTGCCGTCGTGCCGCTTCCGCCTTACACTGCGGAGAGCAGAACGGGGAATGCGCGAGCGTGCGACGACAGCCGCACACCCGACATTCGTGATTGAACCACTTGCCCACGCGACGCCAGAAACGGTGCCACATGATCAGTCGTAAAGCACGTAGCCGCGTCGCTCAGCATCGCGCACACGCCAGGCCGTGTGACATTCCTCTGAACAGTAGCTGCGGCCGGGTTGACGCGGCTTGTCGCACATCGCACAGGTATGATGGAAAAATCGCGCGAGCGAATCATACCATCGCACCAACGCCGTGTGCAGTTGCCGTTCCTTCCCAATGGGCTTTACCTCCATGCTGATCCCGCCATTGTCCGCGTAGCGCACCGAGAGGATCGTGGGGTGATCCATCGGTGTCAGGTTCTCGACCAGTGTGCGGGTCATCCGCGCACGATCAATGTCCTGATTGAGCTTCGCGATTACGTCACTCGAATCCCTCCCGACGACGGTCGTGTTGAACATGTGATGCCTCCTGAGACCACGAGCGATAGCGCGCTCGACGAGCCGCTACCAAGTGTTCCTCTCCCTCCAACCAATCGTTGAACACGTGCAGGACGCCGGGGTCCGACTCACTACGCATCTCGCTGCCCCTGCCAGACAACCGGCGACGGAGCCAACCCCAGCATCCTTCTCGAACATGACGACCGGGCGACCCAGCACCACCCTCGCAAACCGGGGCAGTCTGCGTTCCCAGCGGACGGTCTGAGCCGGTTCCGATCGTCATGACTAGGCGCCACTATCGCCTTCAAAGGTCCACACGCCATCACGGAGATGACCGTGGAAATGACATCCCGATAGATCTCGAATGCTCGGAGCGAGCGACGGCCGCTCCACGTTTCCGTTCCATTCCCAGTTGGCCCCACTGTAATTCTTCGGAGCTATCTCCTTCGGTGTGCCGGTGCGGAACAGCGGAAGATTCATCATCGACCCGCAGTTGCACGGACACAGGCAGAGGATATGCGCGTAGTTCGGATGCTCCGGATCAACCGTGATACAGTGATCGCCAGAGCGCACGTCCTCGCCCCACATCTCTTCATCCGTGCGCGCGCGAGCGGGAACGGGCGTGCGATGATTCCGTGCGTGGACGTAGGTCATTGGAAGATCAGGTCATCCGGCGCAAGCAGCATGCTCTCGGTCGCTGCCCACACCATGGCATCCATGCGGTCCGGGCTCTTGAGTCCGGGCACCCATGTGATCATCTGCGATTCAAGATCTGAGAACGCTCCCACATGATGCGCCCGATGTTGCTCGTAGAGTGCCGCAACAGGTTCCGCCCGCGTCCGCTTCCCGCGGCTCGCATGCACCTCTTTGAAGAACACTTCCTGTCCCAAGGCCTTGGACGCCACGGCCACGGTATACTTCACCATGGCTCCGCCGTTGTTCACCTCACCGATGATCTTTTCGGCCTTGTAGAGATCGTAGAGCTCCACGGCCTTGTGGCCCCATTGCTTCGGAGTGTAGTGACCGCTCGCGTCTTCGAGCACGTAGAAGTGTCCGTCCATCCCGCGACCCGCTACCACGATACCGGTCTCCGCGGTCTCTTCGAGGAGCTCTGGGTTCTTGCGTAGCTGATCGGGGTCATTAGCTTGCGGATCGATCGCGATGATGATCAGCGACATCTCTGGGATGAGACGGACGCGAGTCTCGTCGAGGTTGTCTTGCTTCCATAGGGCACCGGGCGTATCCGTCAACAGCTTGGCTTCGAGCTCCTGCTTGCCCAACCGCGTGCCTGCATACTTGCGCATGATGGTGCGGAGGAACTTCGGCGAGAGGTTGTGCTGGTTCTCCAAGGTGTGGCCGTGGGTCACGCGCACCCGTTCGGTATCCGCGATCAGGTCCAGCAGCATCTTGATGGGACGTGGTGTCGTGGTAAGCAGGGCTTGCGGATCAATGCCCAAACGCAACCCGAACTGCGCCATGTCCCACGTCTCTTGCGGATACTTCCACTTGCACGGTTCATCGCCCCACAGCTTGTGATGCTGCGGACCGCGCAACTGATCAGGCTCCTCTGCGCTGTAGATGTGCGCGATGACGTCGTTGTCCCATCGCAGCTGCTTCTTGCTCGGCTCATAGAGCGGCCGATACCATGGCGGGGAACACGCGAGGATGCCGCTCTCGCCTTCGAGCATGACGGCTCTGGCGTCTAGCGGGTTGGTCGCGATGAGCGCAATGTGCCCACCGCCGTAGTCCCGTCCGAGTTGCTTGGACCACTCAATCACTTGCTCAGCACCCGGCCGCGTCTTCCCGAAGCCACGACCCGCCATGATGATCCAGGTATCCCAATCATCATCGAGCGGAGGACGCTGCGCGGCTCGCGCGTAGAAATCCCATTCGTATTTGAGCAGCATGGCTTCGAGGTTCGAGAGTCCCTCGACGAACGCGGTCATCTGCTCCGGACCTAGCTCCGTCATGAGCACGGTGAGCGGGCTCTCCATCGGCGGGATCGCGCTGATGATGTCAGGACTTAGCAAGGCCATCGGGCGGTTGCTCTCGGTTGGCGAGGATGGTCTTGAAGATGCGATCCAGCTTCTGTCCGAGCGTCTTCTTTGCGCTCTCCAGTTCGTCCTGCTTGTATTGAGAGTTGAGGTTCACGGTATCGACGGGCTTACCGTCCATGTATTCCGCGGACAGCTTCAGATACCGATCCGCATGGCGTGGACCCGAGCGCAACCCGCGGAGCAGGGCATTGCGAATCGTTTTGGGATTGTCGCGAACCACTTCCTCGATCAGCGTGCGCACACTGGCCTTGATCGCCCGCTCGCCGGGGACGCGGTTGCGCTGTCCTTTCTTCTTACCGGGGTTCCCCTTCTTGAACTTGCCGGTCTTCGGATCGAGCAGAGCCTGACGATTCGCTTCCTCTTCCTTGGTGCGCTGCCCGGCCTTGCGTCGGGCGATCTTATCCGCCCGGCGTCGCTTCTCAGCCTTGATCGCTTTCGCCATGCGGGAGAACTTCTCCTCCTCGCTCACGACCGGATGCTTGCGACGCTTGTGCGCGGCTCCGCTCCGAGTGACGGAGTAGGCTGCGCTCTTGCTGGGCTTCGTCTTCTTCATTGCTCGGTTACCGCGGGCGAGCGCGCAAACAGCCAACAGCGGAAATGTGCGAACGCCCCATTGATCAAGATGACATAAGGCGCACGCCATCGACGTGGGCTACGGCCGCAGATGAAGCAGGAGGTCATCGTGCGCGCTCTGGTCCCTCGCCCGTATCGAACGTGTCGGGATCAATACCCATGGCCAAACAGCGAGCGCGAATGTCCTTCCGTTCCTGTCGCTGTAACTGCTTCAACCTCCGGAGTCGTGCGCGTTCTCCCTCGTGGGCGTTCCATGACATCCCTTTGGGCAGACCCGCGGGCGAGGTCCGATCGGTCGCGATCTCGAACGGCTCGACGGATCGCAGTCGCGTGTCGCGTCGTGCTGATGGGGACAATGTGTCGTGCACGTCGCACCTCCTCCTCGATCACTCGCTCATGCAGCAGGTAGCGGATCTCCGTGCTCCTCTGGGTGAGCGACGTGAGCTCAGCGCGCAACGACTCGGAACTCCAGTCCCGATATGTAGGCATTGCTCTCATCGCATCCACCCGAAGAGCCGCGTCATCAGTCGCCGCCACCACCCGGTATCAGACCCAGTGCTGTCGGGACGCCCGGCTTGACGACGAACGTGAAAGCGAAAGGGGTGCTGGCGTCACCGCACAGTTCGGTGTTGCACGCCTTCACCGTGACGGTATGGTTGCCGGGCGTGAGTGCCGGCAGCAACATCTTGAAGGCGGAGTTCCCGGCCGCGGGCGGTCCTCCTTGTGCGCTCGTTGGCGTGAAGGCCGATGCCGTAGTCGTAATGGTTGGACACGGAGACGCGGTGTCGTAGCAGAGCTCGAAGCGCACGACCGCGGCACTGGTCAGATCGACGGTGTTATGCTCCCACCGCAAGGAGTTGACGGCCGTTGCCACTGGCGTCGTTTGCATCAGCGCGGCTTCGCTCGCGGAGTAGCCCACCATCACTGGAGCCAGCGGGCTCTCCTGCGCTGAGACATTGGCCGCACACGCGAGCATCACTGCGACGACGCACCAACCGATTCGCATCCTCATGTCCACTCTCCTTAACGTGACGAAAGCAGGGCACAAAAACGCAAAAAAGTGACAGAACCGTTCCACAGTTGTGCCACTCCATCCGCGTTTCCTGTGCA